TCGGCGCCGCGGGGCGTATTGCCACGCCAGGTCTGATGATGGGGCGTTCGTGCTCCATGAGTGGTCGCTGGCTGATGACGACGACCGGGACGACCTGCGGGTGGTGAAGAGGGCCAACCCGCTGAAACGGCTCACTGTCGCCGAGCTGGCCCGCCGCAAGAACTCCCCTTTGATGACTCCGGCCCGCTGGGCTAGGTATGCCTGCGGGGTGTGGGGTGTGCCCGATGACGCTTGGCTCGAGGCCAAGGATTGGGATTCGCTGGCGGTGGACATCGGTGGTGTGGTCGAGGGTGAGGAGATCTGGGTGGCGGTCGACGCCGGCACCAATCCGGGGGTGGCTTACGCCGCCCGGCGGGACTCCGACGCGGTGGCGGTCCGTACCGAGATCGGTGATGGGGAGGTGCCGCTGGCGTTCCTCGAGCAACGGCTGATCGCCCTGGCCGAGTCCTTCGATGTTAAGGAGATCGTGTGGGGCTCTGAGGAGTTCCGCCGTTCCGCGGAGATCCTGGAGGCTCGCGGGCTGCCGGTGGCCTGGCATCCGTACCGGGCTCAACGGTTGTCGGCGTTCAGCTCGGTGTTGTTGGAGACGATCCGCGAGGGCCGGCTGCGCCACGACGGCGACCCGGTGTTGCGGTCCCAGGTGTTGGGGGCGGTGGCTAAAGAGACCGAGGTGGGTGGCTGGCGGTTGCTTCGCTCCCCTCAATCCCGCGGGGTGATCGCGATGGCGGTGGCGGTCCACCAGGCGACTCAGATTCAGACCCCTGAACGGCCACCTCGTATCTACTCGTTTGCTGTTGAGGAGGTGGGCTGATTGGCGTTCTGGTCTAACTGGTTCTCCTCTGATCCAAATGCGGTTGGTGGTGATGCCCACGGTGTTGAGTTAATGGGGGATTGGACGGCGACCCAATCGCGGTCTCTGCCGCTGCCCTTGCCGTCGGCATGGGCCGGATGGCCGGCAGAGTGGAGTGTCCCAGATTGGGATATGGGCTCTCGGTTCAATGAGCTCGCCGATGTGGCGTGGATGTGTCTTGATATCAACTCGAGGGTGTTATCGGCGATGCCCATCTACCGGACTATCGCTGGGTCGCCGGTCGAACCGATGGCATGGATGACCAATCCTGATGATGCTATCTACTCATCATGGAACGAATTCGCCAAACAACTGTTCTGGGATTATCTGACCGGTGAAGTCTTCGTCATGGCGATGACCCGATTCTCCAATGGGTTCCCAATGAGCTTCCGGGTGGTTCCTCCTTGGATGGTCGACGCGGAGATCCGCCAGGGCCGACGACAGTATCGCCTATTCGGCTCGATGATCGATGTCACCGACGACATCCTCCATATCCGCTATAAGGGGACGACCGATAAGGCGCGGGGGGTAGGACCATTGGATTCGGCTGGCGGCCGGATGCTCACTGCGGGGATTCTGGCTCGCTATGTCCGTGATGTGGCACAGACAGGCGGTGATGCCGGCCAGACATTGGAGACCGATCAGGATCTCACCCGCGAGGACGCCCAGGATCTGGCCAATCAGTGGATCGAATCGAGAATCAAGAACGCGCCTCATCCCCCGATACTCGATCGCAACGTTCGACTCGAAGATCACAAGACCATGTCTCCGCGGGATATGGCGTTACTGGAAATAGCCCAATTCACCGAAGCCCGCATAGCCGGGTTGCTAGGTGTCCCCCCGTTTCTAGCGGGGTTGCCTGCCACTGGTGGAGGTGACGGTGAGTCGATGACTTACTCCAATGTCGGGCAGATCTTCGAATACCACGACCGGTTGTCACTGCGCACCTTCGCCTCCGATGTAATGGCAGCCCTCTCCGGTTGGGCGCTTCCGCGAGGTCAGGCGGTCGAATTGAACCGTGACGAATATTCGAGGCCGTCGTTCGGCGACCGCGCCGAAGCCTGGGTGAAACTGGTCGACGCCGGCATTGTCACCGTCGACGAGGTGCGACGCGCTGAACGATTGACTGGTGAGGAGTCAGCAGCAGTCCTCAGCGGAGCCACATTAGATGGAAGCGAGGTTTGAATGCCTTGGCACATTGAAGACAACAACGAGTCGTGTTCTGGGTTTGCGGTAGTGAAAGACGACGACGGTTCGGTAGCCGGATGTCATGACAGCCGCGAAGAGGCTGAAGCTCAGTTGGCCGCCCTATATGCCAGTGAGAACAGGTCGGTGGCTTTTGCCCCATCTGCCCAGGAGATATTCACCCGCAATGACGCGGTATTGGCCGATGTCAACGTGAAACTGCGCCAAATCGACCTGTTAGCGGTGCCATGGGACCAAGAAGCCGAGGTCCCCTGGCGGGGAGAGGTGTGGCGGGAAGTGTTCCGCCGCGGCGCTTTCAACGGATTGGAAAACCATGTCGGCCGGGTGCGAGTCAACCGAGAGCATGTGGAAGGTGACACGGTGGGGAAGCTGATCCATGCCGATCCCTACGCTGAGGCTGGCTTGATAACACGGGCGCAGATTGCCCGCACCCTGCGCGGGGATGACACCCTCGCGTTGGCTGAGGATGACATGATTTCGGCGTCGGTCGGATATCGGCTCAAGAGTCTGGATGACATCCGGTTGACGAGAAGGACTCGACTGCGGGAAGTGCTCAGAGCTTTCATGGCCCACCTGTCGATGGTGGAATCCCCAGCGTATATAGGAGCCCAGGTGCTGGCTGTTCGAGAGGAACAGCTCGGGCTCGTAGAGGAGGAGTCTTCTCCACAAGCACATGTATTGGATGAGGCATGGTCTGACCCCGCCTACCTGGCGGCGTTGGATCGTCTCAATAGCAAACACGACTGACCGTCCAGAGCGTGGGCGGAGGTTGGTTGTCGAAGCGGACAACCAGAAAGTCCCGATTACTAAGAAGGAGTTTCGACATGTCCGCTTTGGACACTGTGATCCGAAAGCTTGAAAACGAGCTCGAGGACAAGAAGGCCGCCTACGAGGCGATCCTCTCTCATATTGACACGGAGAGCCGGGAGCCCAACGAGTCGGAGAACGCGACGCTTGGTGAAATCACGACCCGGATGGAGGCGATCAACGACCGGCTCACCAGCTACGACAAGACCGAACAGGTACTCACCCAGTTCGACACTCGAGCCAAAGAGCTTGACCAGGCGATCGCCACCCGCCGTCATGAGCCGGGAGGGGTCAAGTACGGGTCTGCTGGCGAGTACATGGTCGATGTCATCGCCGCGATGAAAGGAAGCCGGGATTCACTGCAAAGGCTCGAGGTGTTCACCCGTGCTGCTGCTCATCAGAAGACTGCTGACAACCTCGGGGTGGTTCCTGATCCGATCATCGGTCCTGTGGTCAACTTCACCGACTCGGCGCGGCCGCTGGTCAACCTGGTTGGTCCCCGCCCATTGACGAACGCCACCTGGCATCGTCCTCGGGTCACCCAACGCACCGCTGTTGGTGTCCAAGGCGCGGCTGGGGCGGCTGGCGATGAGAAGGCGGAGCTGACTTCACAGAAGATGACCATCACCCGGTTGACTGCCAATGCGGTCACCTACGGTGGGTATGTCAACGTGTCCCGTCAGGACATCGACTTCTCTTCACCGCAGATCATGGACATCATCGCTGAGGATCTGGCGGCCGTATACGCCGAGGAGACCGAACAGGCGTTTGGCACCGAGCTGGACGCGTCTTCCGCCACCGCGGTCGGATACGGAGCGTCGCCCACCGCGGCCACGATCCGTACCGCCTTGTGGTCGGCAGCTGAGGATGTGTACACGGCGATCAAAGGCCGTGGCCGTGTGGTCTTGGCGTTGGCACCGGACCGGCTGCCCGTGTTCGGTCCGCTGTTCGCTCCGATCACCGGGATAACCGAGGACGGCGAAGGGTTGTCGGCGGGGAACTTCTCATCCGGTCTCATCGGATCGATCCAAGGTATCCCCACCTTCATGTCCGCTGGGCTTGGCAGCACCAAAGCCTTCCTGTTCTCCACCGCAGCGATCGAGGCATACGAGCAGCGCGTTGGCTTGCTGTCTGTCACCGAGCCGTCTGTGCTTGGTGTCCAGGTGGCCTACGCCGGCTACTTCACCCCGTTGACCATCGAGGACGGCGGGATCATCGAACTGACTGCAGCCTGATCGACAACAACTTGAAGGGGGGCCTTTTGGGGCCCTCCTTCGGTTAGGAGACACACATGGCAACCACACTCAGATTGAGAGATCATCTGGGTCGGGACCTGCTGAACGCAACCCCCGGTACCACCGATCCGGCCCTCGACTTCATCGGACGTGAAGTCTTGGCCAGCAACCTCGACTTCATGGGTCGGGGTTTGATCGCGACCCTCCGGGCCAACACCACCGCCTATGCGGCTGGCGATTACGTCGAGTTCGCCAGCGGCAAGCTCTACAAGGTGACGGGAGCTGGCACGTCCGCAGCGTCGGCCCCATCCGAAACCGGTGTCGACTACGGGGAACCCTTGACGGATGGCACTGTGACCCTGGAACGGGTGTTCTGATGGCCGGTATCAAAGCCCACCTGGAAGCCAATCTGGTTCAAGCTGAGCAGCTCGGCCAGACCGAACGGGCGAAGAAGCTCAAGGCACGGCTTGATGAGCTGGAAGGTGACGAGCCCAAACCTCTTGACAAGCGGAACAAGGCCGAGCTGCTCGAGGCCGCGGAAGCGGCGGGTGTCGAAGCCGACGAGTCGATGACCAAGAAGCAGATCGTCGAAGCATTGGAGAGTGACTGATGGCACGTAAGGGTTCAGTCCTACTCCGCCACAAAGGAACAGCCAAGGTTGAGAAGATCCGTGGGGAAGGCAAAGACCGCGGGTTTGCCATCTCCTATGAGGACGGCCGTAGAGAGG